AACTGCGTAAAACCCGCTGAGAACGCCCGGAACTAGCCCTGCGCCTCTCACCGGAGTCCTCAATATAGCCCTTCTTGATTAGAGGGGCAATCCTTGGAGTGATGCTATTCAACTTCACTCCAGGTATCGATTTCTCGATTTCCTCTGCGGTAAGTCCATTGGGGGCGGCCTTTATCGCCTCATAGACCAGTTTTTCCAGCCTCTGCACAGGTACGAACTCAGCAGCCTCTTTGGAGGTGTCTGGGTCTGTTTTACGGAACAGGGCTTTGAATTTTTCCAGTGACGGGAAATACGCATCCAATTTCATATCAATCCTTGAGTTGGTGGGCGGGTCACATAAAGCAGTGGTGGCATGAACAACACTTTAGAAAAGTGGCCCCGGCGCTAACCCGGTTTCCCGCCCGTATTTAGTTTAACGGCAGCCGCAAGACATCTTGCCGTTGAAGGTGCTTTGGCAGTCGTAGCGTGTACCCATAGGGCAGGAAGCAGCGGCAATGCCAGAGATGGTCAACAATGCAATAGCAATCAATTTTTTCATGGTTTACTCCTGTTAAAACGGTACATCATCTTTCATGTCATCAAACCCACTCGAGCGCACTTGCCCTTCAGCAGGTTGACTTTGGAGCGCCTTTTCAAGTACCGCACGATTGAAAAGATCATTCCCAAAGAAGAATTTGAAATATTTGCCATCATCCTGTTTTTTTGCAGGGTAGCTAATAAATTTGCCGGTGGGGCCATCCTTGATCTGGCAACTACGGATGGTCATAAACGGCTCCTTGCCTGGAGTGCTTGACACCTTGATGTTGAAGGACGGGTACTTGCCGTTTGTCCATTCAGTTTTGATTTCCATTTCAACTTCCTTCTTTCAGGCTTTCGCCATATTTTTTGATTGATGACCGAACTTTGCTATTCAACATATCCCAAAGGACTGTTTTCTCATCAGGGTCGGTTATTCCTGAATACTCTTCAAACGCTCCAATGATGTCATCAACTTCAAAACGCTCATAAATAGCTTGTTGGACATCAACAATGACACTCATTCTGTCATCATCAATTTTTGTGTCGCCTCTTGGCGTGATGATGGGTGCATCACCTTTCTTGGGCTTGTCTTTGACTGCATCTAATTCATCATGTTCAACGATCTCAAGCGCAGACACCCACAGATAACGGCGCAAATAGGTTTGCACTGCTCCCAGGTTCTGAACCTCTTGGTTGCCCTTCATTGCCGCATTGGACATAGGGGATGTGAAAACAATTTTTTCTTCAGGATTTTCAGTGTTGACAATGGTCATGCTGGCAAATTCTTTGTCAAAAGAAATTAGCGACAGCAGGCCAACGTCTTTGAAAATACGCATGGCAGGGATGGTGAAGTCACCGAGTTCGAAGTATCGGTAGTTTGCAAATTGATTGTGTCCACTTTTCTTCAACTTCTGTTGATGGAACACATCCCTAGCTTCATTGAGTTTCTGATATACGTTCATTTTCTATTCCATTCAATTGTTTAATTTTTTTCCCACCATGACGCTGGTTTGCATTCAAGAATCAAACCTTCTTCATCAGGATCGCCTCCATAACTCAAAACAAAGTGTTTTTTGCCATTGACCATGATTGTTAATGGAACATCAGGGTTGCACATTTCACTTTTGTCATCTGCTTCAGCGTATTTAACGCAAGATTCACCCATTGCTTCCCACAAGGATTTGGTTGTAAATTTTTGAAAGAAACTCATTTGCTCAACCTTTCATATTCATCGATTTGTTCTTGGATCAAGTATTTCTGACTATCGTCATCCAATTCACTAAAGTCAACAAAGTGGTTTTCTTGGCAGCAGTGCCACTTATCGCCTTTTGCTTTTGCACAGTAACAGCAGTACAACTCATCTGATTTATTCAACTCCTCGCGGATGTTGTCTGCAAATGTCTTTAGTTTCATATCATGTTCCCATTCTTGTTCACGTTGCACGGTTTCGTAGAATTGTTGCTGGCTCATTATTTGTCCCCGAAAGGATCACCAAATGAGCTACCAACTCCGGTTTTCTGGTTGTACAGTTCGTCACCCATGTACTGAACTATGTTGGACTCATCATCAATCCACAGGTCCCCAGACTTGTAGTAGGTCTTGCCGTCATCACGGGTGATGGTGTTGTCGGTCTGTGTGTATGAACTGCCAGAAAAGAAGTTAAGAAGCCATTTCATCTTTTTGCTCCATTTCACGTTTCATAATCGACAGGAATGCTTTGACTATGGAAATCGAGTCGCTGCACTTGCGATACTTTTCAAACACCGAGTCATCTCGACCAATGTATTTGATAGCCAGTTGACAGTACTCATCACGGGCCTGCTCCAGGTTGTCGATGTGCTTCTGGAACTCCTGGGGGGTTTTAATAATCATTGTCATCACTCCGGTAGTCTTTGATAAGACGCTCGATTTGCTCACGGTCATAGTCGGTCAACTTCTTTTCCAGCCAAGGGGCGTGACGGCCCCTACGATCCAGAATTTCGTAGGACATATCGGTATAGCCGTAGTAATCGTCACTACTAGCTGCGTGGTAGGAATACGATCCTTCAGCTTCATAGTAGGAGGTGACACCCACTAGGCAGGGGATGCCTGATACCCGTGCGGGTAACTCTGCAATGTAATCTTTCATCTGTTTCACCTTTCATGCGCCTTGATTGGCGTACATGAATTCTCAGGGATTCCTGAACGTGTGTCAAACCCAGGTACACCAAACCTTAGTTAAGTATAGGGTTATTGTCAGATGGCTCAATACATAGTACAGTCGCGTAGATTAGGAGATTTCCATGACTGTCGATGAACTGCAAAAGATTGCTTCCCTGTACCGTGTAGCCAAGATTCTGGGCGTGACTGCGGTGTCTTGCTACAAGTGGAAGAAGACAGGTCGTATCCCTGCTCTGCGTCTGTATCAACTCAAAGAGAAACGTCCTGAATGGTTTGCAGACAGTCCGAAACGGTGATATAGTTTTTTGAAACCCGGCTAGATCAGGATTGATCCCCTGATTGAAAAGCGTACCTCCCGCCTGCCGTAGGTTTCTCTCTGGAGGGAAGCGAGGAAGTGCAATGCACTACTACCAGTTCCATATAGGTGACTATGCTAGTCACACGCGACATTTGTCGCACCTAGAAGACTTGGCCTACAGACGGCTGCTCGACTTCTATTACCTGCACGAAAACCCCATCAAAACACATGATGTGGCCCGTCAGATCGGCATGAGGGATTATGAGCAGGATGTGTTGACAGTTCTGAATGAGTTCTTCATGTCCACGCCTGATGGTTTTGTAAACACCAGGGCAGACAAGGAAATTGAGAACTTTAAGGCTATGTCTGAGGGTGGTAAGCGTGGGGCGGCTATAAGGTGGTCAAAGGGTAGTCATAGCCCCCCTATCGACCCCCTAATAGCAACCAATAACCATAAACCAATAACCAAGAACCAGATACAAACACCTGAAGGTGTTGATGATCTTGTTTGGAAAGACTACGTTGAGTTTCGTAAGAAACGGAAGTCGCCGATAACCGAGCGAGTCATCGAAGGTTTAATCAAAGAGGCCAAGATTGCCAAGATGTCATTGAATGACGTTATCAAGGAGTGTGTGGTTCGCGGTTGGCAGTCTTTCAAGGCAGAATGGGTGGCTGGCAAGCAAAACCCTGCCGACAGAGTTCATGTGACTGTTCCAGGAACTCAGGAACGCGATCCAGCCCTTGTCAAACTAGACCAAGACAGACAACTGACCAAACCCCCTACTTTGGAGACTTTGGCCCGATTGGCAGAACTGAGGAGGAAGGCATGACCAGAGAAGACATCACTCGCATGGCGCGGGAAGCTGGGTTTGAACAGGCAGGACATACTTCTCATCAAGTATTCACCGCAATAATTGAACGCTTTGCCGCCCTTGTCGCCGCCGCAGAGCGTAAGGCGTGTGTGAGGGTGTGTGAGGATAATGCAGATGATCTGACCGAAGGAGAGTGGGATTCTGCCTGCATCAGTTGTGCAAACCACATCCGAGCAAGGGGACAAGCATGAGCGATTGGCCTTTTGCCCCCTTCCCATTGCCCCCCTATAAGGAGCCCAAAGGCCCCCGATACCCATCTGATGCAGAAGAAGCACCATTATGAACATTGAACAAGCAAATCAAATCCTTGACCGACACAAAGAAGGAAGCCGTGTCTACTCAATCCTCACAGTTACCAAAGCCCTTTTCCTCACAGGAGATATTCCAGACGAACCTCCAGCACTTGGTGAGGATGGCGAGGATACCTGGGGCGAAGAGTCATGCATGGATGAGAGCACAGCAATTGGATGCTGACCCATCTGGGCTGTTTGAAGGCATTGCCGAGGCACTGATAAAGGAAATGAAATGCTCATAGTCGGAATAGACCCAGGTTTCAGTGGGGCCTGGGGCATGATTGACCACCACGGCAAATATTGGTCATGTGGCGATATGCACAACAACAAAGCCGTCATAGACACCCGTGCCATTTATGCCGAAATGCTTCAAGCTAGGGATGGTCAGGACTGCGAGGTTGTCATTGAGTCTGTTCATGCCATGCCTGGACAGGGAGTTAGTAGCACTTTTAAATTTGGAATGGCCTTTGGAGCGGCCCTAGCGCTCGCTGAGAGGCTTGGAACCACCGTCCATATGGTCACCCCCCAACAATGGAAAAAAACGCTCAAACTCGATTCTGACAAAGACAAGAGTTTGGCGATGGCGCGAGAACTTTGGCCTAACGCTCCACTAAAACGCAAAAAAGACAACGGCAGGGCAGAAGCATTGTTGATGGCACATTGGTGGCGGCTCGAAAATGAGTGAGACATTGCCTAAGTGGATCGAGGAGCAAATCCGCGAACAGCAGGTCGCTATGGGTATGCGTAAGCAGTGGGGCGGCAAACGTCCAGGTGCTGGCAGGCCAAAACAATATAACCGATTGACAATAGTAGTGAAGTTTAATAGGATTCAAAGACTGAATCTAGAAGAGATGGCAGATGGAGATGTCCAGAAGGCGGTTCAGATGTTGATTGACAAACACACATAGGAATTGAAATGAGCATAGAAGCAATGAAAAATGAGCCGGTGGCGTGGGTGACAGACCTTGAGTTTGATAGCGAAACAGAACTGATCCCCGCCAGACGCAAGGGCAAGCTCGGAACCGATGGCATGGACATTCCCCTTTACGCGCAGCCAAAGCGTGAATGGGTTGGGCTGACTCAGCAAGACATCGACATTGCCTTTGATGATACGCAAGAGGGTGGTGGGTTTAATGAGTTTGCTATAGCGATTGAACAGACATTGCAAAGGAAAAACACATGAACGAAAAGAAAAAAAGACTCACTGTTTTTGTATCTCAAGACATCGACAAAATCAGACAACGACTCTATGAAGAGACAGGCGTATTGATGACATATGTTCAGTTGTTTGATTACCTCATCAACTACTACTACAAGAACCAGAAGGTTCAAACCACTTGGAGATAAGCATGGATAGTTATCGCATTTTGGAATTGGATGTGTTGCGTTGGGCAGAGCAGCGGAAGATCATTCCGAATAGCACACCACTGGCACAGGCAATTAAGACCACAGAAGAGGTTGCAGAATTGCTCAAAGCACTGAGCAAAGGCAACCATGAAGAAGCAGTTGATGCCTATGGTGATGTGCTTGTGACTCTCATCATTGGGGCGGCGCTCCTCGATGTTGACCTAGTGGAATGCTTGGGTAAGGCATACAACGTCATTAAGGACCGCAAGGGCACGTTGACTAAAGACGGCATCTTTGTGAAGGAGTGATGATGGAAATCGATCCCAACAAAGCTATCGAGTACATTGTCCTGAATGCTCCACTGTATGCCCAGGCCAAAGCTAATCGAGTGTTCATTGAAAACAATCTGCGCGTTGTTAAGGCGCGTTTGATGAACCAAGAAGACGGCACACTTGGGGCCAAAGAAGCATTTGCATACGCACATCCTGAGTATGAGATGCAACTCATTGCTTTGCGTGAAGCAGTGGAAGAAGAAGAGAAGTTGCGGTATATGCTTGAGGCGGCAAAGTTGCGTGTCGAGATTTGGAAGACCAATGAGTTCACCAAGCGCACAGAGATGAAGAACCTATGAGAAGCGGTGTGTTTTGCAAGTATAAAGCGTGTGGTGCAACAACGAAACATATCAGTGGATACTGCCACACACACAACAAACAATGGATGGCTGGTTACAGATATGCGCTCAACGAATTATCGGGATGCAAACCTGCTGAAGCTGGCACAGGGCGAACCCTGCTTATTGACAGCGGTGCAGAGATGTCAGACAAACCTGGGCGAAACAACCATAGCCTGTCATTCGAATTTACTTTCGGACGGGAAGGGCAGGGGGCTGAAGGCGTCAGATGCCAAGACAGTGTGGGGTTGCCTACACTGCCACACTTGGCTAGACCAGGGGATGGCCCCGGCGTCACAAAAGAAAAAAGCCTGGGATGCGGCATATCAGAGACAAATTGAAGAGTGGGTAAAAATAGCGGAAAATATCTGCTTGAAACCCTGGCGCGTTGAAGCAGCCAGGAATGTCCTTGACCATTTGGGGGTGAGTTATGCAAAACTATGAAGAAGCCGTGGGCGAGTTTGCTCAGATGATGCTCCATGCGGTGACTAACACTCACATCCTGCACTGGCGCATCATTGACAAGTCTGACCCAGCACATCGAGCCCTGGGTGAGTTCTATGAGCAGCTACAGAAAAAGATCGATCCCGCCATTGAGAACATCATGGGCAAATATCAATGTGGTCTGCCTATTGAACCAAACTACTATCCTCCCTTGGATGACCCTAAGGAAGAACTAGAGATGCTTTCAGACTATGTAATGGAGGCCAGAAACACTCTGCCGCCAGATAGTGAGATTCAGAATTTGATCGATGAGATTCAATCTTTGATCAACCAGACCAGATACCGACTACGCGCTCCTTAATTTCTGCTCCAGCAAATCCAAACTAGGGCCCTCACTAAAAATGAGGGTCTTATTTTTTTGCCTGGGGGGGGTGTCGCGCCTGGAAAATCATGTGCCACTTTTTTAAGCAGGCGTTTGTGAGTGATCACTCCGGAAACGATTTGGGAACCCCTTTGTAGCGAAAAAGTACTACAAACCCCTCCCGAAATAGGGTAAATTACTGAAAAAGTATTACAAAACACACGCGCCACAGCGCCAACGCAACAAACACGGCATAGCAGGCGCACAATGGCGCACAGCAGGCGCACGGCACTGGTACAAAATCAGGCGCATATCAGTCTGCCCCCATATTCGCCCCCATATCTGCCCCCATATCAGGCACGGCAAAGCTACCGCATACCCGGACAATCCGGGCGCGTTGATACATCACGCCACACAGGCGCGAATAGTCGAACCCCTGCCACTAGGGCATAGGGCGCAAAAAAAAGCCCCGTAGGGCTTTAGAATGGTTTCGGGTTGTCCAGTGTGGCAGCGAATCTGTCGAACCCGATGCGATCCACAATCCCATCGATATCAGATAGTGCTGCCAGCCTAGCGTGTTTAAGGGGCAGATCGCCAGACGCCACTGGCATTCCCTTATAGTGCGCCGTTACTGTGCATATCTTTGCACCGCTTTCCGGGTGCGAGACAATCCATTGTCTACCGCTTTTATGCAGCGCAAAACGCCACATTCTATCGATGCGGGTATAGATTAACGGGTTATAGGGTGTCGGCGCTGGTAATGCATCGCGCCGTGCCATCATAAAAACGGGTTTTTTGCTCATGTCATCACCTTAGTGCAAAGCATAGGAAACAGTGACATCTGTCCAGCAGGCACGGCAATCCAGACACGCACCGCCCTGGTCTGGGGCTTTGCAGGCATCACCCAGGGGCTGAGATGTGGTTTTATGCACATTCGACACCGCCACACCCTTGATACCCTGCAATGATGCCGGGAGCTTAACGGGCTGGTCTGGATACATTGCAGACAGGCGAATTGTCAGATTAGCAGGCAGTGCGCCATGCTTGGAAATGTAATCCTTCACAATGCCATATTCGCGTGTGGGCAACCAGTGCTGACAATGGGGTGTCGCATTGCACACTGCAACGATTAATTCCAGATGCGCCAGCCCCTGCAAATCGCCGGAGTCGTGAAAACGAAAATAATTATCTGCCCCGATCAGGGAAACCATGCCAGATACCCACAATTCAGCCTGATGAGCGTCAGCCATTGCCTGCCAGACAGCATCTAGCCGTGCAAATTGTGCAGGCTTGATAGTCTTAGCGTACATTGAAAAAAAACCCTTATCTGCATAGCAGTCTGAGCAAATAGAACCTTCAATCTGTGCCATCTTGAATCCGGTGATGCATGATTCAGTAGGCAGGGATATCGATTTGCAGGGCATCTTACTGGTCTGGGTGAGCGAACCACAGACAGCCTGGGCGCTGGCCTTTGCAATGGGAATGATTTTCATAATGTCAATTTTCCTGAATAGACGCGACAGTGCGCCCCATTGCCCATCACGATAGGCAATAGGTTGAACTGTCAAACTCCCTCGATTTGTATGGTTATGCGCTCACCCTGAAAAACGATATATAACCGATTTAATTGAATATGAACCCGCCGCCACTTACCTTCAAACCACGCAATCCATCGATCACCGTATTCGTTTTTTACAGTAACTTTTTCAGTCCTAAATGGGCCAACTGACCCCGAGCCATGATGCAAATATCCGTAATCCATGATCAACCCCTATAAAACAGAAAAAACGCCAGCATCAGGCCAATGGTGATGGCTGTGAGAATATCCAGTAATTTGCTCATTTTTTCCCTTTGATTCGGTCGATAACATCTGTCGCAATGATTGAAAATGCACCGGCACAGATGAGAATCATTAAACCGATAACGTATAGTGCGTTGGCTGTTGTCATGTGATGCCCTTCACAGTGTGGCGCGATTAGCCAGGGTTTCGCTGATTTGCCCAGACTGCTGCAAATAATCCACAAAATCAACGAATGCACAGCGCGTATCGGTTTGATGCATTTTCCCAGTGCCTGAATAATCGCGGATTTTTCGGCGCGGCAGGTTTGGGAAAGCTGCCCAAAATTCGGCGCGGATTTGTTTTTGTGTGGTGATCATGGTTTTCCCCTTAAAAAATGATAGATGTCAGGCGAATGATGTTAGCCCGTGATGTATCAGGATTCGCCAGCCATGATTGACGCCATGCCAGCATATCTGTGCCCCGTGATGCATCCCAGGCAGCCTGCAATGCGCTGATATCGCCTAGCAGGGCATGGGATAGGGTGTAACGATAGCCGTTATCCCTGATGGATCGGTGATAAGCGCGGTAAGTGTCGCGATTCATGATTTACCTTTCAGTGTGCCGTTAATGATGTATTACATATTGCACGATTCGTGCCAATGGTTTAATAGTCCTATGGTATTCAATTTAAGCTAAATAAATGCACACAGCGGCAAATACTGCCGATGCACCGGCAAAAATTGCCGATTACCCTGCAAATATTGCCGTTAAGGGTTGTCTTACTGTAGGACAGCAGACAAAAAACACCCCATAAAAGTGCAACTATTTGATTAATCCAAAATAATCAAGATTCGCGAATAAAGATATCAGCCCCATGCCTAGGTGATGTCAGCTAATGGGGTGCTATAGGGGTCGCGCAAATAAACCCTGCAACCCGGAATCTGTGTGTTTTCATAGGGAAACGATAGGGAAAAGCATAAAGAAAGACACACACCCTGGCACACACCACAGCATTAAAACCATGCCATAAAACGGAAAGTGATAGGGCCCCTCAATCCAGAAAACAAACAGCGCAACGCCCCACCAATTAATCGACCGCTATTAGGGGAGGGGGTACAGACGGATACCACCCCAAAATTAGGGGGCCCACTCCCCCATTCCCAAAATTTTTTCAAAAAGTTTATACTCACCCCAGGCTAAACACACTTTAGGGGCATGGTATGGAATGGACATTGGCGCATCCTTTGACGGATGTTGAGGATATTGTTGCGTTGGCAGATGAGAACTATGGGCCAGAGGCAGATGGCATCACGGGGAGGGATAAGAATGTATTCCGCAAGAACGTGACCATAGCGAGTACCGTACAGATATTTGATAAGGGGCGGGAGTTCTTGGCTGTTTGCCGGGACTATCGGTTCAATGATGGTGCTTATGTGGGTACTGATGAACTCCTGGGGTTCTGCTGGTTTGATCGCGGGGGTTATACAACCTATTCCAATGATGAAATTTCGAGCGCCAAGTTCCATCATGTCAAACTGGACTTGCCACTAAAAACACGGGTGAGGTTAATTAACCAGATGATTGACCAACATATTCTTTGGGCGCATACTTGGGGTGTGCCTGTTCTTTGCTCGACTTCTGTGAGGGTGGAGCATGATGGGTTTATGAAGATTCACAAGAAGCGTGGATTCAAGGTCCACGGGTCGTATGCTTATATGAGGACTGAAGAGGCGTTCAAATGTCTGAACAAGTAAGTTCCGAGGAAGTTCGTGCCAAGCGGCGTGAGTACAAGAAACGCTACCGCGCTGAGAAGAAGGCTATGGAACTGGCGACCGGCAAGGCATTGCCTAGCGAACCCAAACCTCGTGGGCGACCCAAGTCTATTGTTAACAGGGTCACCGAATATGGCGCACTGTTTAATGAACTGAACCAAGAGCGCGTAGAAAAGGGCCTGCCGCCACTGAAGACTGCTATGGAAGTCCTGATCGAGGCCATGCAATCAGATGAGTTAGACATCAAAGACAAAGCCAGGATTGCTGACAAGCTGGCTCCGTTTGAGTCCTCCAGGGCTCCGGTCATCTCGATTGAACACGTTCAGAATATCCAGAAAGATGAAGAAGTCGATGCCGATGAGGCACTCGATGATTTCCTCAATTCACTACGAAAGGTGTAATAATGCCTCTGGTTAAATCTAAGTCTGAAAAGGCTTTTAAGAAAAACGTTGCTACTGAAGTCAAAGCGGGTAAACCGCAGAAGCAAGCAGTGGCAATCGCATATTCAACCAAACGTGCTGCCCAGCACAAGAAAGGTAAGAAATGAGTGGTTACACTTCTGGCAACAAAGCCCCGACTTTGATGGCTCAAGCCCCCAATCGCCGTGGCAATCAATCTAAGCATACCGCTACCGGCTCTGGTGGCGTTACCGCTGTGACCCGCCCTCAAGGTAGCACGGCTTATGCCGGTGGTCATCAAGGCGCTGCTTCTACGGGTAAAGACGCTACCACTGGTCGCGGTCAAAAAGTTTCCGTGAGCCGCCCCGCTTGCTACGACAAAACGCCCAACAACTCTGGTTACATGAACAGTGACCGGACCAACTACCTGAAGTGAGGCAATCATGTCCTACGGAAAAGTAATTGATGGTGGCGCTCAAATGCGTAAAGGTGTCAGCAAAGGCATCAATAGCAAAGTTGCAAGCCGCGAAAAAGAATATTCCCGCCGCGACAGCGTTGCCGCCCAGGTTGTGGATGCGTACAAAGTCCGTGTGTTGTCCAACCAATCCACGAATGATGTTCGCAATGGTGATAAATTCAAAAAGGGCACTGTGCCCTCAAAGGTGTGATTATGAAAATCGCTGATTTCAAACGTGATGAAAACAATGCCGTGGTCGCCATCCTTGATGACGATTCGGAAAAGGTTCTGTCTGCTGAATATGTGGCTGCAAACAAGCCGCAAATCGGTGATGAACTTATTGAAGAAGCCCCCGCTGAGTAATTGAAAGGACATAGTATGGCAACGTATGACATCGAGGCCCTCAAGGCCGACCTTCCCACGGCTAAAGACCTAGCGCAGTTTGTGTATGACCGCACAACCATTGCGCTAGACCTCATTGGCAAACCCAAAGATGAGCAATACCAAGTTGCTAAAAATGCTTTGGAAGGCAAGAAGGTTCCCGCTGAGTTCCTGACTCAAGAGAACCCGTATGTGGAGCGCAAGGACATCATTCCTGAAGACCCCCTGCCTCCCATGCCTGGGCGCGTAGATGGTCTGCCTCCTGAAGAAAGCCGAGTCCATTACTTTGGCGCAACCAATATGCCTCACCCTGAAGACCCGCAATCGGATCGCAAGGTGGCTATTGATTTCCGCAAGTACGACAACGGCATGATTACTTTCCAGATCGTTGGTCCTGTTGAGCAGGTCGCCGTGGGCGAGAAGCTGAACAAGTATGGTCAACGTGTGCCTGAGAAGTATTCATGGATTGACCCGCGCACCCCTGAGATGGTGTGCCGCCGTGTTGATGGCTCATTCACTGAGCGTGGTCGTGGCCTCTACACTTATTGTGTGGGTGAAAAAGGCGCTGGCATTTGGACTCTGATTGACCGTGATGTGGTCAGTGTGAACTCCAAGAACATTGCTAACCCCTGGGCATAATGGACGATCTGTCGGGCGTCTTTCAGGACAAGCTGTCAGGTCAAGCAGAGATTTGCGCCAGGAAAGCGTTGGAGTGGTTGCAGAAAGATTTGCAACGCGACCACAAACTCGATCCTGAGGCAATCTACTACTTGGCCTGTGCAGCCGAAATCCTTTTGTCTTTAAGAGACAAATATGGCAAAAAGTGAAGCAAGCGACTATATCCAGCCCATCTACAAACAGAGGGCTACGAAATACCTTGTTCAACTTTCTGGCGGCAAGAAAGAAGTAGAGAAACTAGAGAAAGAGCAACTGCACAAGATGCGTGTTGCCAGGGACAAGATTGCACATGATATGCAATTCAATGCCCTGAAATGGTTTCGTCCTTTCCCCTACCAAAAGAAGTTCTTCAAAACCGGCAAGAACTTTGCCCGTAGGGGCATGATTGCTGCCAACCGTAGTGGCAAGACCATTGCGTCTACCTACGAAACCGCATACCACCTAACCGGCAGATACCCAAATGACTGGGACGGCAAGACATGGGACCGCCCCATCATTGGTATGTGTACCGGCGAATCCTGGGAACAGGTCGCAAAGACTTTGCAGTCCAAACTGCTTGGGTGTGATGACATCAAGCAGTTGTACAAACTCGGAACTGGTTCTATACCACGGGAGTGCATCGATGAAAAGTCAATCCGTTCGGATGGCGCAAACGTGCTGGCTATTGAAGTCTGGCACAAAACAGGCGGCAAATCCAAACTCTACTTCAGCAACTACACACAGCAAACACGACACCTCCAAGGTTTCGAACTCGACCTTGTTGTCCTCGATGAACAACCACCAGACGAAACATTCTCAGAACTTGTTGTACGAACGGCAGCACGGGAAGGTCAAGTTATCTGCTCATTTACTCCGCTCAAAGGGTTGTCTGGCCTAGTCCGCAAATTTTGGGATGAGGTTGACGGGTACTCTCATGTGCGCGTAACATGGGACGATATCCCATACAAGAACGAATGGGGGGAGGACTTCTTTTCGCAAAAAGAACGTGACCAACTCTCCCGCGACTTTATGCCCTGGGAACGCGAATGCCGCATGAAAGGCATCCCCCTTGTTGGCAAAGGTGTTGTTTTTCCGCTACTTGAGTGGCCCACCTACAAAAGTAATGATTTAGACCTACAAGACGATCCAAAACTTGAGCGTTTGATTAGTTTTGATCTGGGGATTAAGAATGACCCGACCGTTATCTCGTTCTTTTTTAGAGATGCAAGTACGGAGGTTATCTACCTCCACCGCCAGATCAAAATCGCGTCTGGGGAAACGCCAGATGAATACGTCCATTATTTGCTGGACAAAGATACTCGAAACGTCCCCATCGCGCTCCCGCATGATGCTGCAACGGCAGGTCGCTATACGCTTACTGAACAGTCAGTGAGGGAAGTGTTTGAAGACAAGTATGGGTTGAATTGTATTGCCGGGGCTATATTGAACCCACCAAACGAACAAGGCAAAGTTACCAACCATAAGTCTTATGGAATAAATATAATGCGCTTGGGTATGGAGCGTAAAACCTTTATGATTAACGAATCATGTAAGGAATTCCTTGATGAGGCCCGGAACTATGCTATTGACGATGCTGGACGATTTTCTGATCCTGACGATCACATTGATTCTGCGCGGATTGGTATTCTGGCGTTGATTCAAGGCCACGGCGAGGCTGTTGTCAGTCGTGCAAACAACTTTGTTCACAAGAGAATCGAGGCTCTTGAGGGTAAGGTTCAACGGATTTAAGGTCTAATATGCTGGATAAACAGAACATTGTGGTTGAGAACCTTGCCAGTGGTGAGGGGCATCGCAGTCTGGCTGAAAAACTGGGCCATGAAGTCTATGTGAAGATGGTTGATTACTTGCGGCTTACACAGTCCAAGAACACCTACAACCGATTCACTGACTACCACTACCTCAATATTCCTGTTGCCAACAGTACCGAGCCCATTCGCGGTCTTGACTACATTCAACCGATTGTTTCTAGCGGCATCGATTACGCAACTGCCGTAATCACCAAATGCCTGTTGCCCAACGGACGCATCAATTTTGAATTTGAACGTTTCTCTGAAGCTGATGATACGCAAGCGCGTCAGTCAACTGAGATGGTCAAATATATGCTCAACAGTAAGAACGACCCGTATCAGTTCGTTCGCGCCTGGGTGCAAGATGGTCTGTTGCACAAGAACGGAATTGCTATGGTTTCTCCTCTGCGAGAGCCGATTACGCAATACAAAGAAGTTGAAGGCACACGCGACCAACTGCGCTCATTTGAGATCATGGCTGCGGAAAAAGGTCTGACCAGCAAACGTCAGAATATGCGCCGCATCGATGTCGATCTGCAAGGCGTGATGGCTGAAGTCATGCAAAACGGCGAAGGCGAACTTGGCATCGAAGATTCGCTACAGACCAACACTGTCTACCGCGCCAAATACAAGTTGACTGGTTATTCGACCACAATGCGTATTCGTCACGTTGCTCAACACTACTTTGTGTGCAACCCCACAATACCGCGCATTCAGGATCAAGACTTCTGTGGTTTCTATGATCCAATGACGATCCATGAAGCAAAAGCACAGTACCCCTACATCGACATGGAAAAATTCGCAGATCATGCGGCTTATGGTCCTGCGGGTGCTTATCAGGCTGGCGCTTTGGAAAATGATCTGGCACTCCACGCCCGTGACTCAACTCCCGTTCCAGGTCAGGGTGTCATTGCATCTCAAGGCGCTGATCGCTACAGCCGTGTGGTCATGCTTACGACTGCATGGCTACGCAAAGACATTGATGGTGACGGCGAAGAAGAGATCGTAGAGGTTTGCTTCTCCGGTTCGTACATTCTGTACGTCAAAGAAGTTGAGTTTATTCCCCTGGCTAACATCTGCCCAAAACCGATTGTTGGCAACTTCTTTGGCTACTCACTGGGTGAGCGTCTAGTCCCGATTCAGGAATATGCCACGGCAATGCGCCGCGCAGAGCAGTCTTTTGCTATGCAGGCATCCACCCCGCGCATAGGTGTAAACCCTGAGTTCATGGATGCTGAAGAGATTCAGCGAGGCGTGTCTGCCATGTTTGTGTTGGATCGTAAGTTTGATCCGGGCAAACACGTTTTTGAATTTGCTCCTTTGCAAGGCAATATTGCCTACATTCAAGACTCGATGGAGCGACTCGAAAACGACCGCATGGCAATGGTTGGGATGTCCAATCCTGGCGACACCATGAACCCGGAAGTGATGAAGGACGGCAACAGCGGCTACAAGCTGCAACTTGCTATGGGTCCCAATCAGTTGGTGCAGGATGACACAGTTAAGAACTGTGCAATTGGCTTGTCCGATCTGATCTACATTACCTGGAAGACAATGATTCAATATGCGGATGACTACAACATCCAACAGTTGGCAAACACTTGCGCCCAGGGTATGCCGTTTATGGATGCAGAGTCCGTAAAGAACTTTGAATTTATTGACCGCAAGTTAATTAATGTTGATCTGGCTATGGGTTTCCTGTCTGAAGAAAACCGTTTGACCCGTCAACAATTGATTCTCCAGACCCAGGTTCAGTTTGCCCAAGCAATGATGCAAGTGCCGCCTGAAGTGCCTGAAATGTTTGCTAAGGTTCGCCGCCCCTACGAAGACACTTTGCGTGTTTTGGGGGTCAAAGACGTTGACGCATATTTGCCGACTTTGGAAGAAGCCGCTAAGATTGCCCAAGCGCAAGCAGCCAAAGGTCCTGGCGCTGATGAGCAAGAAACGCAATCTAAAGTTGCACTCAATCAGGCCAAGGTTCAGGAAACTGCGGCAAATACTTATCTACTGCAAAAGAAAGCAGAAGATATTGATACGGACAATATGTTTGAAGCATTGGCTGCTAAAAGAGGCAATTTGAAAGCAGTCCAGATTGATTAAGGATTGATATGTATAGCATGGTAAAGAATATCCGCGATTACTTTAATCGCAGATCAAACGCAAAGGATACTGAGAAAGGGGCAAGTACAGAACGAAGGATTCTGGCAATCGAAAATGGTGAATGTGCTTCACGCCTGTTGAGGAATGAAGATTTTGCATTGATGTTCAACCTATATAGGTTTGACCTCTTGAGCGCACTGGAAGAGTCCAGTGATGATTCAAAAAGAATTGGCAACGCATATCTGGTTGCTGGGGTCCGGGATTTTCTTACTTTTGTCGAAAAGATGGAATATCTCGGAAAGGTGGCTCAAAAAAGAGCCGAAACTTAACCAAGTGAGATAACATAATGGAAACTGACGTTATTGCCAATGCAACCGTCAATGAGCAAACTGGGGGAACCCCGGTAGATCAAATCGCTGCAATGATTGCCGCTAACAAGCGTAACAGTCAGCAGCCTGATGGGTCTAACCCGCCCCCAGCCGGACAAGAAGAGGCGAAAGCCAAATCCCCGGAGGCGGCTCCTGCTGAAGGTGCTGAACCTGAAAATGTTAATGGTGAGACTGAAGAAACTGTAGACACAGAGGATTCCGAGGAACCCGCCGCTGGCGATAGTGATCCGGTTAATTTCTTTGAGTTTGCGGAGCAGAACCCGGACTTCAAATTCCGTATCCCCAATAAAAACGCTGACGGCGGGTTTGTTGAGGTAACGGCAAAGAAGGCGGCAACGCTTCTTGGTCAAACTAGCGACATTGATGAGAATGCTCGGAAATTGAAGCTAGAAAAAGCTGATTTTGAAGAGGAATTACAGAAACGCCGAAATGAACTCGATGGTTTGCAAATTGGTCTAGAGTTGACCATTGTTCCGCAGTTGCAATCTGCCGCTGATGAACTAATCACTCTACAGCAATACAACCAGCAATGGACGCAAATCAGAGATAGGGCAACTAATGAGACTGAGCGTAGTCAGGCTGAAGCGGCTATCCGACAGAATGCTACCTTAATCGAAGAGAAGACCAGTTTCATTCAGGCGAATCGTCCGAGGATTGAGCAGTTCTTTCAAACCCGTACAGCTTTTGTACAACAAGAGCTGGAAAAGGCCCGTCAGAGTTTTTCTGACAAAGAATTGAGCAATAAGGCGGCTTTCACGGAACTCCGTGACAAGTTGTCGAAAGAGTGGAAGGGTGCTAGTGGTTCTTTTGTTCCTGGTGTGCCAAACATCGATTTGGTCAGCAGTGATGAATACCTTCTGGGTTTGATCCGAGATGGTATGAAGTTCCGCGAAGGCCCGAAAGTGCGAAATGCAGGTGGTTCATTGGCTGCGGCTAGTAAACCAACGGCAAAGAGCAAAACCGCTCCTGAGGATGAGATGAGTTCCTTGAAGAAGAAAGCCGACTCTGGTGACAAGAAAGCCCAGCAAGACTTTTTAGCAACTTTGTTGTCTGCAAACAAACGCAGACGCTAACTTCAGGAGTTTTTTATGTCCACGATCACCTCTACCTCCCTCGGTAACGGTAATGGCGCATACGCTACCGATATCGTTGTCAAAGACCTTGACATGACCGTTTCTAACTATGTGAAGGACCGCACCCCGGTCACGAACATGGCTATGAGCAAAAAGCGCAAAGTCAACTCGACTCTGCACATTTGGCCTAACGACTACTTCCGCACCCCCAGCCTGAACGCCAAGCTGGAAGGCGCATCTGTGGACGCTACGACCGCCGCTTCCAACACCCGTTCGAATTTGGGCAACTACACCCAGATTTTCACGACCGTGATTGGCGCAACCGGCACGGCTCGTGCTGTTGAGCAGGCTGGTGGTGATCCCCAGGCTTACCAAGAAGTCAAACAGTTGACCGAAATCATGTTTGACGTTGAACTGCAAATGGTTCGCGCTGACGGTGCTTCTATCAAGTACTCCGGTCAAGCAGCCACGCAGGGCGGCGGCACTCCCAACAACGGTCGCCGTTTTGGTTCGCTTTACTCGTTCGCAGGCACTCGTTCTGGCAACCCGACCTCTGGTACGGCTGTCCTGAACTTGGCTGCTTCTGACAGCAACGACACGACCTCTACGACCAGCACCAACACCCCCTTCAACGGTGTGTTGTCCAACGCTGGCCTGGGTTACTTCTCGTTCTCCACGGGTCAGACGCTGCAACAGTTCAGCCCCTACCTGTACAAGCAGTTGGTCACGACCGCTGAACAACGCTTCAATGCGAAGATCACCAACATGGTGGTTCCGACCTCGATGCGTACCCACATCAGCGACATGATGCCGACCAGCCGTTCTATCAACCGTTTCAACCCGGCTGACAAGGGCGACACGATCAGCACCTACGAAGGTGACTTCAACTACACCTACCAGATCGATGACAACTGGATCATGGACCAGACCGGCGCTGACAATACGTCCGTTCTGTTTATGAACCCGGACGTTATCCAGTGGGGTTCGTTGCGCGAACTGGGCCCGAACAATGAGGTTTACAGCAACGCTGACGCCTCGTTGGACCAGTACATCATGGAAGGTACGCTGATTGTGCGTAACCCCGCTGGTGTGGCTGTTCTGGCTGGCGTGTCCTCCACGGGCGCTGCCGTGACGGCTCCTCGTGCCGCCGGTCAAGTGGCTCGTTACTTGACCTGATTGACTTAATTGTCTTTCTGAAGGGGCTCCGAAAGGGGCTCCTTTGGAAAGGAGTAGAGTCGCATGGGATTAAACGCAAACAACGAAGAAGCCATCATCAACGAAGAGTACTACACCAAGGGTATTCTGGAGGGTGGTGTGGATGGTGTTTTCCGCAAGAACGACAAACTCTTTAACGAAGTCAAATCCGGCACATGGTCACAGACCTTCAACACCGGAAACATGAAATACAAAGTGGGAGCCCAAGATGGCGAACGCTATGTACAGTACGAACAAAACAACGTAGAAGCCATTCGCCAGGAATGCAAGAATCTGCGCGAGTTCTACAAAGAGCACGGGACGGATAACCCGTTTTTCCCCGGCACTGCTCACATGATGAATCTTCCCAAATGTTTTGCCAAGGAAATTGAATCCAAGTGGTTTAATAACCGTCCCTGGGAACTCATCAAAAGGGACAAGGAAGACAAGATTAAGTTCTACGCAATCATTAATGAGTTTTACTCAGATTTCGTCTGCCATCCTAGCGGAAAGATTCCAATTCCCTATAATCCACTAATTGCCACCAAGTAAGGATGCGCTATGGCTTCATTCATCCAATCCGCTAATGCTTTAGTTAGCCGTGTCGCTCAATGGGTTGGAGCCGTACCAAAATCCACCGGCATTAACGTTACCGCATTTAATGCTTCAACTGGCGTTTTGACCGTTTCCAGCACCCCTGTCGGACAGGTGGCAAATGGCAGTTTTGTTGGATATAGCGCACTTATTCCTTACACTGTAGTTACAAACGTAACCTCTGGCACTATTACCGTCAACGATCCTGATGGATTTTGGGCTTCTGCCACTTATCCACAAACTTTGCTGGTGATGCCGAACAACATGACGGCAGACATTTTGGCTTGCGTCCAGAATGCCGAACTGAAAATGCGAACGCTGGAGTTGCCTGCCCTGCGTTCTGACCCTTATGCAGATTCTCCATCGGTGTTGACCACCAATGCAAACGGAATGGCTCCTATTCCTGCGGATATGACGTTTCCCATTCTGTTTTTCCAAGAGACTCCCAATTCCTCGGTCCCCCCAGGCACTCCCGCTGCCTCGATGGGCCCTTGGATTATTTACGACCGAGTTGGTGACCGCGAGATTATTCGCCGCCGAATGATTGACCAGTTGTATGTCAAACCGTTTGGTGTACCACGGGTTATTCGCGCTTCATTCTCTGAAGTTGGCCCAAATTATGTGTTCACGCCAAATCCTGGCGCAAACGTGGCAATTAAAGCTTATTTTCAAAAAACATTCCCATTTTTGTTTAGCCCGACAACAGATACTTTGAACCCTCTGGTTCAGAATAATGCAGTGCTAACGTCCTTCCCTGAAGGCTATCTGTATGGTACGCTTTGGGCTTATTACGACAAGGCAAAAAACAGTGCTGAGTCGCAAAAATGGTTGAGCCGTTTTGATGATTCGTATGGTCTGATTGAAGATCAGAATTACAAAGGAAAATGGCGCGGCGGCGATCAACATTTGTCCTCTGAGTTCCAACCCCGCGATTTCCGTTACAACTTCAAGTGAGAATGTAAATGGCAACAGTTGGTCTTTACGGCACAAGCCTTGCTGGCGCAACTCCTGCTGTCCCTAGCGCGGAGTCTACTGGTCTATATGGTCAAACCACGACCTTTGGCGGCACATATTTTGAATGGTTGATTTTCAAACCATCTGCCAATTCTCCTTTGATTCCTACTGGTGGTTCTTGGAATTTTGAAACCAATGTAGGAACTCCTCCTTCTGGGTGGTTGACTTCTCCTCCGGTTAACCCAACGCTGCCCACATGGATGTCGATTGCATTGGTTAATAGCCGTTCGCCTTCCACATTAACTTGGTCTGCTCCTAGTCCAATTTATCGCGCAGGACCCACTGGCCCACAAGGCGCGGGTATTCAAATCAATGGCAGTGTTGCAACTCCTGGCGATTTGCCTGCTTCCGCACCTCCCGGTTCTGTGTTCTTTGTTGAAAGCACCAGAACCACTTACATTTTTGGGGCATAAACTATGGCATGGGCAGATGCAGGACCAGTAGTAGGCCCCACCGGACCAACCGGGGCAATGGGTCAAGGTATTAACATTAAAGGCGCACTACCTAGTGTTTATACGTTGCCTGAAACTGGTAATGAACTAGGCGATACCTATCTTGTTTCTGATAACGGACATATTTATGTCTGGGCAGATTACTGGGCTGACGGAGGTCAAGTTCAAGGTCCTGCTGGACCTACAGGTCCTACGGGGGCTGAAGGCATCCGTGGCGCTCAAGGTTCTGCTGGTCCAACTGGTCCTACAGGCGTAGCGGGGACACTTGGACCCACTGGTCCTAGCGGCACTGGTCCTACTGGGCCTACGGGCGCTGCAAGCACTGTAGTTGGTCCCACTGGACCCACTGGGCAACAAGGAAATGCGGGAGCCACTGGCCCTGCTGGTCTTCAGGGTTTGAGTGGAGCGCAAGGACCAACTGGCCCTACTGGCTCTACCGGATCGGTTGGATCAACTGGCCCGACTGGACCTACAGGAACTACCGGCTCTACAGGTGCATCTGGTCCCACGGGTCCCACTGGAGCGCAAGGCAATCAAGGTAACACTGGCGCAACTGGACCGCAAGGTGTGCAAGGACTTGGCGATAGATATCAAACAACTAGTGTTACTTCGCTGAGTATCACTGTGGCGTCAAAATCGTTAACCATTGGCACAGGATTAAACTATAGTATTGGGCAAAGCGTAACCATTGCCAACGACGGTTCTAACTACATGATAGGCACTGTAACTTCTTACACATCGGGTACAGGTGCGTTTGTTGTCAATGTCACTAGCATTGTAGGAACAGGTACATTTAGTTCATGGTCTGTTAACTTGACAGGAGCACCTGGACCAAGTGGAGCTCAAGGCACTACAGGTGCACAGGGCACCACCGGAGCACAAGGAACAACAGGCGC